CAACAGCCTCCGGTAATTGTACAGCAACCCCCTGTATTTAACTTCCCTATTCAGAACTATTATTCTTGCCTGGTGCAAGTGCAAGACCCATATTCAGGTGTTATTAGAAACGAAGTTCGCACTTGCGTTAATCAGTAACTTTATTGTAATTTCGGGCCAATAGCTTAATGGTAAAGCGTCCGACTCATAATCGGTTGAGTCTTGGTTCAATTCCAAGTTGGCCCACCATTTGGATTAAGTATGGAAAATGATATGGAAAATAAAACATATATATTTGATGTCGTAGACGCCGAGGATGGGTCTGGGGATAAAGTGCTTCAGTTCTCTGAAGAGTTTCTCGCTGATCATGATTGGCGCACTGACGATGTTATTAGTTTTGATTTACAAGAAGACAAGTCAGTTATTTTAAAGAATAAAACCTGGGAAACAAGAAATGAAAGTCTACCTAAGCAAATACCGCTACCATTGGATCAGCCCTTACAAGATTCTTGAGAAGGTTTTCTTCTGGCGAGAGATTGATTATGATGAACCGATTATTGAAAGACTCAATAACATAATAGAACCTTTCTGTACAGGTATTCTAAAAGTTCTAGACTTTGTACATCCTAAGATCGATTATGTAAAGATCGATAAGTGGGATACATGGGGTATGGATAGTACTCTTTCTATTATCATTCTACCTATGCTCAAACAGCTTCAAGCTACTAAGCATGGAGCACCTCATGTTGAAGATGAAGATGTACCTGAAGGTTTAGGTCTTCGTTCTACTGAAGCATCACCGAAAGAGAATGAGTGGGATACAGACGAAAACTGGCATAAGCGATGGGATTGGGTATTAGAGGAAATGATTTGGACATTCACTCAGTTAACGACTGATTCGGACGCGCAGTTCCATAGTGGTGTAATTGATCGAGTAACTACACCATGCGCATGGGATGAAAACGGCAAACCTACAATGTACAGCTGGGATAAGGGTCCTAATGATACGAGTGAATTTGATAGTAAGGGGTATGAGAAGCATAATGAGCGTGTTAATAAAGGTCTAATTCTATTCGGTAAATACTACAGGGGGCTTTGGGATTGAGTAAATTAGTTATAACACCTACAACAGGGTCACCTGAGTTAGCTGATGCTGTACGCTCGGTATTAAGACAGGTAGGCAGAGATGTAGAACACCTTTTAGTAGTTGATGGTGCTCAGTTTTCATCAAAGGTAGACGAGGTATTAAATAATGCAGGAATCATTACAGGTGGAAAAGTTAAACGAATTGACCTACCGTTTAATACCGGTGGGGGAGGCTTTTATGGCCATCGAATCATGGCTGGGTTTGGCCATCTTATCAATCACGATTATGTTCTCTTCCTAGATCAAGATAACTGGTATCAACCCGATCATGTAGAGTCGCTTATAAATATTATTGAAAGTAAAGAGCTGGATTGGGCATATTCGCTTAGACAAATTTTCGATAAAGATAAAAATTATATTACAAACGATAATTGTGAATCTTTAGGTCGATGGCCTGCATGGGTAAATGAAAATGCTCATTTAATAGATACAAGTTCATATTGTTTTAAAACACCATTCTATCGTCAAGTATGTCACATCTGGGATTACGGGTGGGGCGGGGATAGAAGATTCTATACTATTTTAAAAGATCATATAAAGCACGACAATTATGCGTGTTCAGGTAAATACACACTTAATTATAGGTTAGGGGGAAACGATGGATCAGTTCAAGCCGGATTCTTTATTGACGGGAACAAGAAGCAGTCGGAAGTTTACCCCATCAGTTTTCCCTGGAACCAATAGACCAATAACGCGGGGTAGCTCAGCAGAAGAGTGCGGGACTCATAATCCCGAGGTCGAAGGTGCGACTCCTTCCCCCGCAACCATTTCACCTAATATTATTTTAGGGTATAATTAATCATTTCTTCGCTACCATTGCTTGAATTTTTTCTTGCATCATTTTAGCCCAGAATGGTTGTGGTAAATTCCAACCTATAAACGCGCCTACTGCTACCCAAAGTAAAATATCTAACATAGTTTTCTCCTTTTAAATTATTTATAACGGTCTTTGTCTTTAAGCCAGTCATTAAACATTACATAGAACACCGCCAATAAAGGTATCATACAGAATAGAAATAGAAGATCGTTGAAAGTTACAATTATATTAAAGTACATATTAGTTTTTAGTGTAGTTATCTATTTCTTTTTTCTCTGCTGCTTCTCTTTCCCGTTGCTGTCGTCTAATAACAGCAGCTCTATCTGCAACTTTCTGTTCATAAATTCTTTTTTCTTCTGCTGCCCCGTATATCGCAACACCCCCCATAATTACTGCAAAAAGAATAACTGCTCCTGCAATAAAATACATAGCAAATATAAACATATCAGCCATTTTCTTTTTGTGGGCAAGTATACGCTCTTCTTCTGCACGTTCTGCTTCTGCACGCTCTTTAAATAGTCTTGTTCGTTCTTTGACCATTTGCTCCCATATTTCAGGTTTACCTAGTTGCCAAAGAATCATATCTTTAAGTTCGCGCTCGTAGGTGCGCAGAGCATCACTGTGCATAGCGATTTGAAGTGCCTCATGACCAAGCTCAGCGTCAGTCTTTCCAAGACGACTTGCTTTAGCCTTTATTTTTGCTCGCTCCCGATGTATTGCATCGGAAGATTCAAAGAACTTGCTAAACTGCCCTGTAAGACTATGGACGTCTTTACCTAACGCAATGGCTTGCTTAATGTAACCTACCGCGCTTTGCGCAGCTGAAAAAGCAAGCCCGATGGTAATTGGATCCATAATTAATTACCACGCTTACATATGTCTATATACAGTCTATTCGAGCAATCTTTTATTACCCATTCAACACAATAAACTTTACGGTCAAATACATCACCCGTCCACATCCACCGAGCACAGACTCTTGCTTCATTGGGTTTAAGTTTTTCGTTTTGCCCTGCAGCTGATAATGTAATAGCTAGTAGTAAAACTACCAACCACTTTAGAAAGGTAGCCATAGCCAAATTCCTTGGCTCATTAAAAGTACACCAATAGCACCAGCACCCAAGCTTGCCCAGAACATACCCATGCTGACAGCCAGTATAGCAGCAGATAGAAGAACTATACTTAATTGTAAGGCAGACCCTGCAAACGTTAACCACGGTCCATGCTTTTTCGCATTGTCTCTTTCAGCTTCAAGCTCTCTGGCTTTTAACATTAGTTCTTTTTTACCTTCACCTGTCTTAGGATCAGATTCATAACGCTCTATCTTAGCTTGTAACTGCTCTCGTCTCTTAGGGTCTTTTGCGTCCTCAAGTTGACCTTCGGCAATAGATTGCTTAATGGATTTGGCTTGATAGAAGTTCCAAGTATCGTTTGCTTTAATTGTATTAGTTAATACGCTGCTACTGATACCGTTTGCAATATAAGTATTAATAGCAAGCAAGGCAGCTATAACCGTAATGGTCCAACCTGCCTTATCCTTAATTTTAGCTTCGCGCTCAGAGCGGGAAAGTGTTATTGCATCTGTCATTTTTTAATACCTTTTGTACTCTTTTTTGTTATTGGTTTTTTACTGGTACTTTCTACAGCCGTTTTTCTTACAGTAGGTTTCCTAGTAACTGATCTTACAGGTTTAACAACAATTAAATCCTTATGCTTAATAACCATTACAAGTAAGATTAAGCTTAAATTTATAACAATAATTATTGTCCATGCTGCTGTCATATAGAAAAGATACTCTGTCTGCAACCTATTTACAACCATTGTATAAAACGCATCGGTCGTTTTTACAATTTCAAGTTTGTATTTTTTATAGTCATCACCGAACATTAATATTTGTGCAGCGGTATAGTGGTGGGTTTGTAAATCGTGATTAACTTCAGGTTTACCTTTTTCAATCCATGCAAACGCTTCAACTTCAATTTTAGCAAGATTATTACTTAATTCTTCTGCCTTTAATAGTGTGTCTAATTCTGATTGCAAGAACGGTACAGCTTTTACTCTTGATTTAAAGGATTCTTTAACACCTTTATCGTCTGCAATTTCACCGTTACGAATTTTAAGTATATTATTAAATTCATTTAACCATTGTTCGTTTTTGGTTGTTACAAAGTATCTTGCATAGTTAGTTAAATCATCAGAAGACTTAGCCATAGCCCGGCTAAGTGAAGCAGCTTTGTTTAAGGTTGACAACTGAGATTCAGCACTTTTAAAGCAACTAAGTACTGCTAAACTACATATGAATATAATCCCGGCAATAATGTAGGGGGTTCTTTTAAATTCCAAAATTTTATCTAGTATTTTCATGTCATACTTTTTAATAAAAGGTTTAATAGCTGCTTTACCTCAGCTTGATAATTGGTAAGCACGACCATACCTAGGCCTAAAGCTGCAGTGGGGAAGCTTTTCGAAGGCGACGGAGCAGGAGCAGGAACGGTCGCTCTCCGTTTATTAGTAACTTTTTTGGTTACCATTTTATCTCCATTAGTTATTAATTTTATGTAATGGTCACGAACACGTTGCATGTTCAGATAAAGTCATATATACTACGGTATTATTTATGAACTCTTAGATGCTATTCTATACCAATATCTTTACGCGCGGTAATTACGTGCTCTTTCGTGGCTTTAAAGACGGGAAACGTATAAATGATAAGATCGCTTTCCAACCAAGTCTATTTGTTCGTACAGGAAAGCCATCAGAATTTAAGTCGCTGTGGGGTGATAATCTTGAAAAAGTTAAATTCAGCTCTATCAGAGAAGCTCGAAACTTTGTAGATCAATATAAGGAAGTAAGTAACTTTCCTATATTCGGTAATAAGAACTACTCCTATCAGTTCATTAGTAAAATATTTCCCGATACAATCGAATTTGACATGTCGTTAATGAAGATTGTGACTATTGATATTGAAACGACGACTGACTACGGCTTTCCTGATCCAAGGACTGCGCAAGAGCAAGTTATTCTGATATCTATTCAAGACTTTAATACGAAAGAAATTACAACGTTCGGTTGCGGTCCTTATTTAAGCAAGGCACCTAACTCTGTTTACATACAGTGCAAGGATGAGTTCGATCTCCTACGACGATTTATTAATCACCATAAAGCCGATTACCCTGATATATCAACAGGCTGGAATAGCCAGTTGTTCGATATCGCTTACCTATCTGCGCGTATTATTAAGGTATTAGGTGATAGAGCATTAAATGAATGCGCCCCATGGGGGTATGTAAGACAGTATGAAGTACCAACTGCTAGGGGTCGTACTCAATTAGCATTCGACTGGTGTGGTATGTCTATTCTCGACTTTATGGATCTCTATAAAAAGTTTTCCTTTAAAATGGTTGAGAACTATAAATTAGATACGGTTGCATTAGAGGAACTTGGGGAACAAAAGTTAAAGAACCCGTACGGTACGTTTAAGGAGTTCTATACAAAGGACTGGGAGAAGTTTGTTGACTATAATATTCGAGATGTAGAGTTGGTGGATAAGCTCGAAGATAAGATGAGAATTATTAACCTAATGGTCACCATGGCGTATGATGCTAAGTGTAATTTTGCTGATATCTTCTCTTCAGTAAGAACCTGGGATTGTATTCTTTATAATAAATTGCTAGAGAATAATATTATTGTTCATAATCCCCCAGGTGTTGATCCAGCTATGGATCGAACTATCATGGGTGCATATGTTAAAGAACCTAAACCGACTCGATATGATTGGGTAGTTTCTTTTGACGCTACCTCTCTTTACCCCTCTATTATTATGTCCTGGAATATGTCTCCGGAGACTTTAGTAGATGGACAAAAGTTTTTAGCAGATGATGAGAGAAGTATTCAGCGGTTGATAGATCATGACGTTAATACTTCTGAGATACTTAAGAACGATTGGTCTATGACTGCTAATGGCCAATGTTTTACTCGGAAGAAGAGAGGTATCTTTCCGGAGCTAATTGACTTCTATTTTACTTCACGTCAAATTGCTAAGAAAGAAATGTTAGCAGCGCA